CAATCTTAATGACAATGGCTTAACTGCACCAACGACTTGGTACAGAATGGGTGATGGTGATACAAGCCCAAACTTAACAGACAATGGTAGTGGTGGTGATAATGCTACTATGTACAACGTCTCTACATTCTCAACTGACGTACCTACTTAAACTAACACTATGTCACAATACTATAGAAGCATACTAAACACCCTAACAGTTCCGTTCACTAATACCAAGAGTATAGAACTTGACGGAGTGGACGATTATGTCAGCTTGTCTACAATTACGTTGAGTGCGGAGTTTTCGATTTCAGCTTGGATTAAACCAACTGTTTTGGGTAGCAACACAAGCACTATAATAAACACGGGTACAAATAATTCAAATCGAATAGGCATTTATAACGCAACAAATTTGCAATTTAAATTAGGTGGCAGCAATGTGTTTTTAACTGAGAGCGGTGGTAATAATTTTGTGACTAATGTATGGCAGCACGTTTTGATAGTTAGAGACAGTAGCAATAATATTAGTGCTTGGCGAAATGGTGCGGCTTTTGGCTCTTCGGTTTCTAATTCTAACACGGCTACTTTAGACAGTATTTTCAGATTCAACAATTCAGTATATAGCAGTGGACATTTAGACGAGTTTGCTATTTGGAACTCCGACCAATCTGCAAACGTAGCAACCATTTACAACGGGGGTATACCTAACGACATCAGCTCATTATCTCCTATCAATTGGTGGAGATGTGGAGACGGAGATACTGCACCTACTTTAATTGACCACGGCTCAGGAGGTAATAACGGAACAATGACAAACTTCAGTACATTCAGTACGGATGTACCTATTGAGTTATTCAGTAGAAAGAGTATATTGCTTGATGGAGTAGATGACTTAGTAACAATGGGTAATGTTTTAGAAACGTCCGACACAGGTACATCTGCATTTAGCGTATCTTGTTGGTATAAAACAACTAATAGTGGGACTCAAATGTTTGTAGCTAAGCAAACAAATGGGAGTCCGTTCAATGGTTTTTCTTTGTCTATGCAACCAAACAATAAATTAAGCTTTTTTCTAGGGTCAATAACAGGTAACAAATATCTTTATACTCAAACCACGAATTTGAGTACGCATAGTGACGGCAATTGGCATCATTTAGTTGTCACTTATGATGGTAGTAGAAGCACATCAGGTATGACAATGTATTTTAATGGAGTTGTAAAGTCATTAACAAGTGTCCGTAATGTTGCACCTGAAGGAATACAAAACAGTAAAGACTTTATGATTGGTGCAAGAGGGACAGCTACATCATCAGGAGGTAGGTTTACAGGTAATATTGATGAGGTAGCATATTTTACGTCTGAACTTTCTGCAAGTGATGTGACAAGCATTTACAACGGAGGTGTACCTAATGACATAAGCAGTCTTTCACCATTATCGTGGTGGCGATGCGGAGATGGTGATACAGCCCCGACCTTAACTGATAATGGCTCAGGAGGTAACAATGGTACGATGACTAATTTCTCAACCTTTTCAACTGACGTACCTACATAATATGCCAATGCAAATCTCAATATCAAATGCCATCGGTGGCGGCGGTGGTGCTCAAGGAGCAGGCGGCTCATCCTTTCCAAATACAAAGTCTATACTAATGGACGGAGCAGATGACTATGTAGATGCAAATAGCGTAATTAATACAGTTAAGTCTAATAACGAAGGAACTGTTAGCGTTTGGGTAAACCCAAATAATTTAGTTAGTGGGATGAGGTTTTTTTGTTTTTTTGCAAGTAGTCAAACCCGCCAATTTTTAAATATGGGCTACAGTACAGGTAGCAATATTTTTGTTCAAATGCGAAGCACACCTTTTTCATCGTCCGGATTTTTTCTGTATACTGATACTAATCATTTGTCAGTCGGAACTTGGACACACATATCTTTAGTTCAAGATGGTGTAAGTGCTAAAATATATGTTAATGCCGTTGAAGTACCACAAACTTTTTTAGTGGCTAACAATGACCAAAAATGGCTAAATGATATGAACAATTTAGACAGTTTAAATCTTGGTAGGCTTAAAACACAAGATACCGACCAAGGCTATTGGAATGGTAACCTTGATGAATTCAGTTATTTTGATTATGCTTTAAGTGCAACAGATATTTCTACAATATACAATAGTGGTGTTCCAAATAATTTAAATGACCTAAGTACACCACCAATTATATGGTATCGTTGTGGAGATGGTGATACTGCACCGACACTTACGGACCACGGTAGTGGTGGCAATAATGCAACAATGGAAAACTTTAGTACATTCTCATCAGATGTACCTACTTAAAAAAAGTATTATCTTTGTATAAAATAAAAAACTATGAGCCTAAGAGTAGCAGACACATATATCACAGTAGCAATAGCTGACCTTCCAAAGATTGACTTCGCACAGGTCGGAGAGACAGACGAGAACACAATACGTAAATCGCTTGATGGTACTGAGTTTGTTCTTAAGTATAACGCAGAGCCATCATTCATATCTGATGGAACGGTAACACCTCTACAGACAATGACTCACGCACAATGCCTTACTCTCATGGCTACACCTGAATGGTCAGAGCCAATACCTATAGAAGAGTAATGCATCAAAATATACTAGCAGTCCTATATTACACCTCATCGCTTATCACGTCCCTTATATTATTATATACTAAGGAGCTTCATTTCAAGAGCTTAGGAGTAATGCTCATGCTATATACTATCTATATGGTTGTTAGTGAGTATGAGCGATTGACTGAAGACTAAGTGTTTCTACATATAAAAAAATAATACTATCTTTGTATATATATAAAAGATAGAAATGGCTTACGAAAAATTACAAGCTCGAAGAGCAGCAGCGGTCACTCCAAGTGACACAGTAACAATCCCAAGTATATCCGCAGCAGACGGTAAAGGTAACAATGGTTGCGTACTATACGTTGGTGTAGCCGGTGACGTTAAAGTTACCACAGCAGGTGGCGATGACGTAACATTCACAGGGATACTTGCGGGTAGCTTTATACCTGTTCAAGTGGTAAAAGTATTTGCAACAGGAACAACAGCTACAAATATCGTTGCACTTTGGTAGACTTCTATTCAACATATACACATAACATTAGTATTAAGTACATAATAAAAAAATAATGTCACAGATAAACGAAAAGACCAAAATAAATTTATCACCAAAGAATCTTTTATTTATCATTGGTCTTGTGGCAACTTTTGTAAGTATGTACTTCAAACTCCACGCAGAGGTGGAGGATGCCAAGCGTTTACCTTTAAGAGACACTCAGGTTGATGCGGCAATCATAAAGACATCAAATGAGATTGAGTTCATAAAATCTGAGATTGGCGAAATCAAAGGTCAGCTTCAGACTATGGAACAACGTCTCTATGAACTTCAATAGTAGATTATGGGAAAATTATGTCCGTGCTGTAAGCAGCCGTTACAGAGTAGGTCTAAGTATGTTTGGATTCTTGACAATGGCCACGGAGGGATTATTGATGGTGTTTATCAGACACCCGGAAAGCGTAGTCCTATTTGGGATGATGGCACTCAGTTGTTTGAAGGTGAGTTTAATCGTGCTGTAGTAAAACGCATTGCTGAGTATTGCGAGAAAAACAAGATAGATTATATAAACTTGGTAGATACCAACGAGGATGTACCTCTATCTACAAGAGTTAAGTTGGCTAACGAGGTTTATCGTGAATCAGACAAGCCCTGTATATATATAAGCGTACACGCAAATGGATTTAGCGATGAGTCCGCAAATGGTTGGGAGGTGTTTACATCTCCGGGAGAGACTCAGTCGGATGTTATAGCAACAGCTCTATATGAAGAAGCAGAGAAAGAGTTTCCAAGATATAAGATGCGTAAGGATACAACGGATGGTGATGTAGACAAGGAGTCAAGCTTCTATGTTCTTATTCACACAGCTATGCCTGCGGTACTCTCTGAGAACTTCTTTATGACCAACGAGAAGGAATGTAAGAATATTCTTCTAAGCGAGGAAGGAAGAGACCGGGTTGCAAAGATTCACACTGAAATGATAAATAAAATAGAAAGCAAATGAAAGAGATTTTAATGAGACTGTTCGGTAAAGGAACAGACGTAGCAGGAAAGGTTGGCGGATTAGTAGACCGATTCGTGAGGACTAAAGATGAGAAGGCAGAGTTTGAGAAGGAGATGACAAAGATTCTAATAGATGCCGAGGCTGATATGCAGAAAAACGTAACAGATAGATGGAAAGCAGACATGGGTTCTGATTCTTGGCTATCTAAGAATGTACGCCCATTGGTCTTGATGTTTTTAATTTTCAACACTATGCTGTTGATATTTATTGATGCGGGACAGATTAAGTTTAAGGTTGAGGACAATTGGGTGGACTTACTTCAGGTTCTTTTACTTACTGTTATTGCCGCATACTTTGGTGGTAGAACAGTAGAGAAGACAAGAAAGAAATAATTCTTATCTTTGTAGGTAATAAAATTAAATAGAATGAAACTTGATGAAAAAGAACTTACTGTATTGCAAGGATTGCAGTCAGAGTTCAACAATACCAAAATGAACTTAGCAAGTATTGAGCTACAGAAGTACGACACACTAAAGAAGCTCGATGTATTAAAAGAACATTTTGCTAAACACGAAGAAGAACTAGTAAAAAAATATGGAGCCGATGCTGTCATAAACTTACAGACAGGAGAGGTATCAGAAAAAAAAGATTAAGATGGCAAGAATAAGTACATATAGTAACGCAAGCCCTGTGACCTTATCGGACAAGGTAATAGGAACATCAGTAGGAGCAACACCCGCCAATGCAACAAAAAACTTTTTGGTTAGTGATATCCTTGCATTGTTTGAGGGTCAGATTACTTTGCAGGATGTACTTAATGCAGGTAATACAGCTACTCAAGATATAATACTTACAGGAAACATTACTCAATCAGGAGGAGCTGTTACATTAGGAGGAACTGTAAAAGACTTTAATGGTAGCCTTGGTAATAACGGTGAGACTCTTGTATGTAATGCAAGCGGTCAGCTTGTTTTTGGTTCAGGTCTTTCTAATCAAAACCTTGACCAAGTTTTAGCTATAGGTAATACTGCAACAAACAATATAAACTTAACAGGAGATATTACTCAAGCAGGAGCATACAATTATAGTAGTGGTCAGTTTACCATGGCTGCAACAGGCACAATGGTATTAGGTGGGCCATTAACCTGTAATAGCTCTATTAGCCTTACAGGCACTGTAAAAGATTACAATGATACATTGGGTACGGATGGTAAAATACTTGTTTCAAATGCAAGTGGTCAAGTTACTTGGCAAGATAATGGAAATATAAGCAAACCTGTTAATAATCTTGGTCCATTCATATCGTCTTATCAATTAGCATTAAGTGATGCTAATGGTGTGGTAGTAGCAACTAACTCAAGCCCTGTAACTATAGATATACCGGCAAATTCTACGACTGCCATTCCTATAGGAACTACAGTTACAATTATTCAAGAGGGGCCGGGACAGGTCATAGTTCAAGGTTTATCTACAGTTACTTTAAATGCCTCAGGAGGAAAGAAAAAATCTGCATCGTTGTTTGCTGTTATGGATTTAGTAAAAACACAAACTAATGTTTGGTATTTATCCGGTGAAAGAGTATTATAATTAAATGGACATTAGAAAGATATCTATAGGGCCTGACTATAAGGGTGGTGCAATGCATTACATTGTAGGTCAAGAGGTATTAGGTTCCAAGTACACAATCCATCTAATAAAATTTTATCCTGAGAGCGAGTCTATTAAGATATGGATTCAGCAGGGAGACGAGATAATGATGTGGAAGGAGTTCACACGCACAATGCCAATTTCAATCGAGTACAATATAAATTTTTAAATGAAGTCACCGTTTTACTTTATAACTAAATCAGAAAACGGCAAGCGATATGACAACACAAAAGAGATAGGGGGAATAGATTTTATAACAAGTACCTCAGAAGAAGACCATCAGTTCTCAACTCGCTATGCCAAGGTCATCGAAACACCACTAGGATATGAAGGTCCTATACAGAAGGATGACACCCTACTAGTACATCACAATGTATTCAAGTTCTATAACGATATCAAAGGCCGTCAACAAAGTGGTAAGAGCTTTTTTAAGGAAGACCTTTTCTTTATAGATGAGGAGCAGTTCTTTATGTATAGTCACAATGGAGAGTGGCACTCATATGATAGATACTGCTTTGTCAAGCCTATACCTGCAGAAGAATCTTATATGTTTAAGCCATTCTCTGAGGAGCCACTGATGGGTGAGATGATGTATCCAAATGAATACCTTATATCTAAAGGAATTAATAAGGGGGATAGAGTATGTTTTAAACCTGACAGCGAGTATGAGTTTAATGTAGATGGTGAGAAGCTATACAGGATGTATGACCATCAGATAACAATAAAACTATAATGGAGACAAAGGATATTAAACTTCAGATTATAAACGCAGGAATGAAAGCTGTTGAGCAGTTAATAAAGGTTGCTAAGGAAGATATTATCAAGCCTGACCCTGACGATGAGCTAGCTGCAGATAGATTAAAGAATGCTGCTGCTACAAAAAAGTTAGCTATATTTGATGCATTCGAGATACTCTCAAAGATAGAGGGCGAGAAAAGAAACATAGAGGTCTCAGAGAGAGGAGAGACGAAGATAGATACTAAACAAGGATTTGCAGAACGAAGGTCAAAATAACTTATTCAGTGTTCTAAAAGATTACATACCATCAAAGGTTGTTAAGAACAAGAACCGTGTACGCAGTTGGACGTATGGGTATAATGATAAGTATGACGTAGTAGTAATATCTAAGTCAGGAGAGATTGATACGGTTGTTAGTATAAACGGACTTCGTATTGCTTTACCCAAGCCGCCTGAGAAAATATCAAAAGGAAAAAACTATTGGGAGAGAGAGGATATACCTGAGTCACTAGCAAGGATTCAGTCAATCTTTCAATGGAATGAGATGCCATCTGAGTTTAAAAGCAAGTGGGTTGATTACATAGAAGAAGAGTTTGATAGAAGAGAGGAGGGGCATTGGTTTATGAACAACAATATACCTACCTATATCACAGGAGCTCACTATATGTATCTACAGTGGACCAATATTGATGTGGGATATCCTGACTTTAGAGAGGCTAACCGGATACTATATATGTATTGGGAAGCCTGCAAGGCTGACAAGCGTTGCTTTGGCTTAGACTATCTAAAGATTAGACGTTCAGGATTCTCATTTATGAGCTCATCGGAGTGTGTTAATACAGGTACACTAGCAAGAGACTCCCGTGTAGGTATACTATCAAAGACGGGTAGTGATGCCAAGAAGATGTTTACCGATAAGGTTGTTCCTATATCACAGAGGCTACCATTCTTTTTCAAACCAATACAGGATGGTATGGATAAACCAAAGACGGAGCTAGCATTTAGGATTCCTGCATCTAAGATTACAAAGAAGAATATGTCAACCATTGATGATACAGGAATGGACGGACTTGATACCACAATAGATTGGAAGAACACAGACGATAACTCATATGACGGTGAGAAACTATTACTATTAGTACATGACGAGAGTGGTAAGTGGCTTAAGCCTAATAACATATTAAACAATTGGCGTGTAACCAAGACCTGCCTAAGATTAGGTAGTAAGATTATTGGTAAGTGTATGATGGGCTCAACATCAAATGCATTAAACAAGGGAGGGGAAGAGTTTAAGAAACTATACAACGACTCTCACCCGACAAAAAGAAACGCAAACGGACAGACCAAGAGTGGGCTATATAACCTATTCATTCCTATGGAATGGAATATGGAAGGGTTCATAGACAGATATGGTATGCCTGTACTCAGAAAACCATCTAAGCCTGTACTTGGTGTAGACGGTGAGATGATTGATAATGGAGCTATCGACTATTGGCAGGCTGAGGTTGAGTCATTAAAGAATGACCCTGACGCACTCAATGAGTTCTATCGTCAGTTTCCAAGGACAGAGTCTCACGCATTTAGGGATGAGAGCAAGCAGTCTCTATTTAATCTTACAAAGATATATCAGCAGATAGATTATAACGACTCCTTAATAAGGGAGCATCACCTGACTCGTGGCAGCTTTCATTGGAAGGACGGAATAAAAGACAGCACAGTTATATGGAGTCCTGACAAGAGAGGTAGGTTCCTTGTTAGTTGGACACCAAAGAAGGGATTACAGAATGGTGTTATAGAGAAGAGAGGAATCAAGTATCCTGCCAATGAGCATATCGGTGCTTTCGGATGTGACTCATATGACATATCAGGAACTGTAGGTGGGGGTGGCTCTAATGGGGCATTACATGGATTAACAAAGTTTAATATGGATGACGCACCATCCAATGAGTTCTTCTTAGAGTACGTGGCTAGACCACAGACAGCAGAGATATTTTTCGAGGAGGTACTAATGGCCTGCGTATTCTATGGTATGCCGATACTTGTAGAGAACAATAAGCCTAGGTTACTTTATCATTTTAAGAATAGAGGATACAGGGGCTTTAGTATTAATAGGCCCGATAAGCACTATAACAAGCTCTCTAAGACAGAGAAGGAGCTCGGAGGTATACCTAACTCAAGTGAGGATGTAAAGCAGTCTCACGCCTCCGCAGTGGAGTCTTACATTGAGAAGTATGTAGGCATAGACCTGAGCGGAGCGTATAGAGATATGGACGATATTGGGTCCATGATGTTTACTAGAACGCTTGAGGATTGGGCTAAGTTTGATATTAGCAATAGAACTAGGTACGATGCAACAATAAGCTCAGGACTTGCAATAATGGCGACTCAGAAGAACTCGTATATCCCTGAGAAAAAAGAGTCGAAAATAAGTATTAACTTTGCAAGGTATAGTAATAAAGGAACAACAAGTGAATTAATTAGAAGATGAAGGATGTAAAGATAAACATTTCATCTGTAGGATTCCCAAGTCAATTTGTGTCTGATGCAGAGAAAGCGACAGACGAGTTTGGATTACAGATTGGTCAAGCCATTCAGTATGAATGGTTTAGAAAGGATGGCAACTCTTGCAGATACTATAGTCAGTGGAGAGATTTTCATAGACTCAGATTATACGCAAGGGGAGAGCAGTCCATTGCTAAATATAAAAACGAACTAGCAATTGATGGGGATTTATCCTACCTTAATTTAGATTGGACACCTGTTCCTATATTACCTAAGTTTGTAGACATCGTTGTAAACGGAATGTCTGACAGACTATTTAGAGTTAAGGCATACTCAGAGGATGCATTGTCTCAGTCTAAAAGAAGCAAGTACCAAGATATCATAGAGGGTCAGATGGCGGCTAAGGATGTTCTTCTTACTATACAAGAGAAGTCGGGTGTTGACCCATTCGCTATGAATCCTGCTGAGCTTCCTGAGAATGATGAGGAGCTAGCACTATATATGAATCTTAACTATAAGCCCGCTATTGAGATAGCAGAGGAAGAGGCTATTGATACTATATTCTCAGAGAATCATTATCAAGATATTAGAAAGAGACTAGACTATGACCTAACCGTATTGGGTGTCAGTATGTCTAAGACAGAGTTCCTTCAGGGCTCAGGAGTAAAGGTTTCTTATGTAGACCCTGCGAATGTGGTGTACAGCTATACAGAGGACCCTCACTTTAAGGACTGCTTCTATTGGGGAGAGATAAAGACAGTTCCTATCACGGAGTTATTAAAGATAGACCCTACATTAACAAGGGAGGATTTAGAGGAGATATCTAAATACAGTCAGAGTTGGTATGATTATTATAATACGGCTCAGTATTATGAGAATGATATCTTCTATAGAGATACCTGTACATTGATGTACTTTAATTATAAGACCACCAAGAAGATGGTCTATAAGAAAAAGATTCTTGAGGGTGGTGGTTCTAAAGTTATTGAGAAGGATGACCAATTCAATCCACCTGTAGAGATGATGGAGGAGGGTAGATTCGAGAAGATTGAGAAGACTATTGATGTTTGGTACGATGGCGTTATGGTTATGGGTACAAACATTATCCTTAAGTGGGAGCTTGCAAAGAATATGGTAAGACCAAAGTCTGCAAGTCAGCACGCTCTACCAAACTATGTCGCAGTAGCACCACGAATGTACAAGGGAGTTATTGAGTCATTGGTAAGAAGGATGATTCCTTTTGCTGATTTAATTCAGATGACACACCTTAAGCTACAGCAGGTGATATCAAGAGTTGTACCTGACGGTGTATATATAGATGCAGACGGATTGAATGAGGTAGACCTTGGTACAGGCAGTGCCTATAATCCGGAGGATGCATTAAGACTATACTTCCAAACAGGTAGTGTGATTGGTAGAAGCTACACTCAGGATGGAGAATACAATCAAGGAAAGGTTCCTATCAAGGAGCTTCAGTCATCATCAGGAGCGAGTAAGGCTCAGATGCTGATATACAACTACAACCACTATCTAGATATGATACGTGCGGTGACAGGATTAAACGAGGCCCGTGACGGTTCTACACCTGACCCTAACTCATTGGTTGGTCTACAGAAGCTAGCGGCACTAAACTCTAACACCGCAACAAGACATATACTTGATGGTAGCCTCTATATATATAGAAGTCTTGCAGAGTCTTTAACATATCGTATTGCCGATATACTTGAATACTCTGACTTCAAAGAGGAGTTTATCAATCAGATAGGTAAATATAATGTAAGTATACTTGGAGAGATAGGTGATTTATATCTATACGACTTTGGTATATTCATCGAGGTTAGTCCTGACGAAGAGGAGAAAGCTCAGCTAGAGCAGAATATTCAGATGGCACTATCTAAGAATGATATCAACCTTGAGGATGCTATTGATATTAGAGAGATAAGAAACATTAAGCTAGCTAATCAGTTCTTGAAGATGAAGCGTAAAGCTCTTCAGCAGAGAGAGAGTGAGATGCAGATGCAGCAGCAGGCTATGCAGCAGCAGGCTCAGTTGCAGTCACAGCAGATGGCAGCAGAAGCAGCTATGCAGAAGATACAGGCAGAGACACAGTCTAAGATGCAGATTAAGCAGGCTGAGATTGCTTTTGATATTGAGAAGATGAAGAATGAGGCAGAGCTTAAGAGACAGTTAATGGCTGAAGAGTTCCAATACAGTATGAGTCTTCGTGATATCTCTGAGAATGCTCTACAGACTAGAGAGACTGAGAGAGAGAAAGCGAAGTCTGAAAGGATTAGTCAGCAGAATACGGAGCAGTCGCAGTTAATAAATCAAAGAAAGAATAATCTACCTCCACAGAAGTTTGAATCTAATGAGGATAGCTTAGATGGATTTGATTTAGCTGAGTTTGAACCCCGTTAAATCGCTCGAAAAAAATAACTAACTTTGTAAAAATCAAATTAAATGGAAATTAAAGTAACAGCAGTTGGTACTCCTGAGAGTAAATCAACACAAGAAGTAGAGAAAGAACTTCTTGAGAAACACGAAGAGTCGTTAAATAGCGAATCAGGAGAGACTAACAATGAAGCAGTGGAGTCAAGCACGGAGAGTGTAGACACCACGCAAGAGCAAGAAGAGACAAAGCCGGAAGGCGAGATAGAAACTCAATCCTCAGAGTTAAGTGAGGAAGACGTTCTTTCATATATTGGAAAAAGATATGGCAAAGAGATTAACTCTTTTGATGAGTTGGTTTCTGAGCGAGAATCTTCAGAGGAATTACCTGAAGATGTAGCAGCCTATCTTAAATACAAACAAGAGACGGGTCGTGGATTCGAGGACTTTGTTAGATTACAACAAGACTTCGATGAGATGCACCCTGACGATTTGCTAGAGTCTTATTATAAGGCCACTGAAGAAGGGCTTGATGATGACGACATCGACATTATGCTTGAAGAGTTTGACTATGACGAAGAAGTTGATGAAGAGTCAGATATTAAGAAGATAAAGCTAGCAAAGAAAAAAGCGATTGCAAAAGCGAAGAGTTACTTCAACGGAATGAAGGAGCAATACAAGCAGCCACTTGAGTCAAGTGGAGGTGAGGGCTCGGGAGTTAGTTCGGAGGAGCTTGAGAGCTATAGGCAATATATAAAATCTGCTGAAACCCAAAAGGTTGAGGGGGAGCGTAGACGAGATTGGTTTATTGAAAAAACCAACGAGGTGTTCGGAGGAGAGTTCAAAGGTTTTGAGTTCTCTGTTGATGGTAACTCCGTCTTATATTCACCGCAGTCCGCAGACGCATTAAAGAAGGAGCAGTCAAATGTTATGACCTTTATAAATAAGTACATGACAGATGATGGTTTAATCTCAGATGCTGAAGGATACCATAGGGCAATAGCAGTTGCATCAAACCCTGAGAAGTTTGCTCAGTTCTTTTACGAACAAGGTAAGGCTTCTGCAACCGAGGATGTTACACGCAAGATGAAAAATATAGAGATGTCTGAGCGTACAGCACCCGAGGCGACAACAAAGGGAGGGATGCAGATTCGAGCTGTCAACCCTGATTCGGGTAAAGGCTTGAAAATAAGAAGTATAAAGAAAAAATAATTTTAAAAGAAAAAGAAAATGGCAGTACAAGCAGTACCGGGATTTGATTTGCAGCCATCTGCAACGCAGATTCCCACAGCAACAAACTACATTACCGACTTCAACTTTTTGAATCAGTATCTTCCTGATACATATGAGAAAGAATTTGAGCGTTACGGTAATAGAACAATTGCATCTTTCCTACGATTAGTAGGTGCAGAGATGCCTTCTAACTCAGACCTTATTAAATGGGCAGAGCAAGGAAGATTACATACGAAATACACTCAGGTAGGAACCGCAGCAGCGGGAGCTACTCTAAACCCTACATTCCAAGTGAATGACGCTTTAGCACCTGCAGGTTCAACAGCAGGAGCTTTAGGAACACCATCTATCGCTATCCGTACAGGACAGACGGTTATGATTGTTCAGAACAACGGAAGCGGAAGCAACAAGGGAGTAGTAGTTAGTGTACCTACAGCAAACACTTTCCAAGTAGCCCTATATGAGGCGGGAGGTCTTGTTACAGCGGGTACAGGAGTAGGTAACTCTGATGTTACAGTATTCATCTACGGTTCTGAGTTCAGAAAAGGAACAGTTGGAATGGCAGGTTCCTTAGAAGCTGACGACATGATTTTCGATAACTCTCCAATTATCTTAAAAGATAAGTATGAGGTATCAGGTTCTGACATGGCACAGATTGGATGGATTGAAGTACAGACAGAGAACGGAGCTACAGGATACTTGTGGTATTTGAAGTCTGAGCATGAGACTCGTCTACGTTTTGACGACTATCTTGAGACTGCAATGATTGAGGCAGTTCCTGCAGCAGCAGGTTCAGCAGCGTCTAACGCAGGAGCAGGAGCAGGTATGAACGCATCGTTTGGTAACAAAGGTTCTGAAGGTATCTTCTACGTAGTAGAGAACCGAGGAAATGTATGGGGCGGTGGAAACCCTGTCGCACTTGCAGACTTCGATGCTGTTATCTCACGTCTTGACAAGCAAGGTGCTATCGAGGAGAATGTTATCTTCCTAGACCGACAGTTTGGATTCGACATTGATGATATGTTAGCAGCTCAGAACTCTTATGGTGCAGGTGGTACATCTTACGGATTGTTTGACAATGACGAAGAGATGGCACTTAACCTTGGATTCACAGTATTCCGAAGAGGATATGACTTCTACAAGTCTGATTGGAAATACTTGAACGACCCAACAATGAGAGGTGGACTTCCAACAGGAGCTAACTCAGGACGTGTAAACGGACTATTAGTACCTGCAGGTTCAACTACTGTATATGACCAAATCATGGGTAAGAATGCTAAGCGTCCTTTCCTTCACGTACGTTACAGAGCTTCAGAGACTGAAGACAGACGATACAAGACTTGGATTACAGGTTCAGCCGGAGGGGCTCGTACTTCTGACTTAGATGCAATGGAAGTAAACTTCCTTTCTGAGAGAGCAGTATGTACTCTAGGAGCGAACAACTTCTTCTTATTCCAAGAGTAAGAGTAGTTACTACAATATAAGGGAGTGTCTTAGGGCACTCCCTATTTTTTAAAAATTAAATTTTATCTAATGCAAAAGAAAGAGAAATACACAGACAAAGCCTATAGGCTTAAAAAACAAAACTCCCCACTTACGTTTATGTTACCAACTCGTAATACTAAACGATATCCACTACTATGGTTTGACGAAGAGACAGGGGTAAACAAACCATTAAGATACGCACGAAATCAGAAGACTCCATTTGAAGATGAGCAGGACGGCAATGCAATTGTTGAGCCTATAATCTTTGAGGATGGTATGCTTTACGTGCCAAAAAATAATCAGGTACTTCAGAAGTTCTTATACTATCATCCAATGAATGGGTTAAAGTATGAAGAGATTAACGATGAGAAGGATGCATCAGAGGATGTAGAGTTCTTGAACCTAGAGGTTGATGCATTAATTGAGGCACGACAGCTAAGTATCGAGCAGCTTGAGAGTATCTCTGCAGTATTATTTGGTGTAGATGTATCAAAGATTTCTACAGCCGAGATGAAGCGAGACATACTTGTGTACGCTCGTAACTATCCTGAAGAGTTCTTAGACGTTGTTAGAGACCCTGAGCTGAAGCTACAGTCCAAGGTGATGATGATGTTTGATAAAGGAATCATTCAGTTTAGAAAGAATCAGAAGGAGGTATGGTATAATACCACTACAAATAAAAAGAAGCTACTTACAGTTCCTTTCGGAGAGGACGGTCACTTCACTGTCGCTACTTATTTCAAGAGCGATGAGGGTGTAGAGGCACTGAAGGTTTTAGAGAAGCTATTATAATTTTTTTATTTGGTATATTATTTGTACATTTGTAATCCTCATAACGAATGTTTGAATGTTTATTTAAGCAAGAAGGGACCTAAACAGGTCCCTTTTTTTATGTATCTTTGTACTGAGAATATTCTCACATAATTTTGTAATTTTTTTTTATCATGCAAAAGTTTTTATCTATTCCCATTAATGCTCCCGGAGAAACATCACAGCTAGTTGCTGTTGATGGCATTGTTCTAATTGAGGCAGCGAGCACTACCACAGTTACTATTACTTACGGAAATGCAGCAGCACAGGATGTTGTTACAATAACTCATGGGGCTGTGGCTCTTGGAGATATTTCTGTAAGAGACCGTATTCAGGACTCTGTAATTGCAGCACTTCAGACTTCTTGGACTAATCCAAAGTATGACGTAAGCCTTGCAGGTTTAACCTTGGCAGCAGGTGGAGCAGTAACCGTTACAGGAATTGCTATCGCATAATACAAATAAGTATTGAAACGAACAGGAGAGGGCTTTTAAGGAGCCCTCTTTTTTTTTCATTATCTTTGTGTAAACAATAAAGATGATTAACTCAGTAAGGAATACGGTACTGTCCGTTTTAAACAAAAACAACTACGGTTACATATCCCCATCAGACTTCAATCTGTTTGCTAAGCAGGCTCAGCTAGATATCTTTGATGATTACTTCTATCAGTATAACTATCAGATAAATAAAGAGAATGCTAGACAGTCAGGTACAGGACTAGCTGATATTAAGAAGGGGTATGAGGAAGTGATTGAGATTTTCTCAGAAACAAAATACCTTACACACAATACCAACAATACATTCTTTTTACCCGCACCCGCATATACAGGTGATGACTACTACCTTATCAATAAGGTATTGGGTTATGAGACAATAGCTGCAACCGGAACAATAACAACTGTTTCTGCAACGCAGCTTATAGATAGTAATGCAACCTTTAGAGACACAGACGTTCAGGTAGGAGATATTGTTTTTAATCTTTTACCTACACCGCCAACACACGCAACGGTAACTAGTATAGCTAGTGGTCAATCATTAAACTTATCTGCCGGGATATTTGATGGATTAGTAAACCTTGGTGCAGAATATGTTATATTCAAGCCTAAGCAGAATGAGCTTGAGAAGGTTACACACTCTAAGATTACAATGCTTAACAACTCTATGTTGACAGCACCAAGTAGAATGTTTCCTGCGTATACGCAAGAGGCATCGTTGCTAACTGCATTCCCATCAACACTAACAGAGGGAATACTTTGTCAGTACATAAGATATCCTAAGGACCCTAAGTGGACCTATGTAACACTAACAAACGGTGAGCCAATGTTTGATTCTACTCAGCCTGACTTCCAAGACTTTGAGTTGAGTAACGATGACCAAGTAGAGCTAGTCAATAAGATACTTCAGTATGCAGGAATGTCTATAAGAGAGGTAGCGGCAGTGCAGTTTGGTAAAGGAGAGGAAACAATGAATGACCAAAAAGAAAGATAATGGCGTATATATCACAATACCAATACTACGAGAATGATGGCAAGAATCCTGAGGATGCTAATTGGGGCTCCTATCAGTATGTCAGCCTATATGATATTGTAAATAACTATATGCTGATGTACTCAGGGAACCACTCGATAGTTAATAACGAGGAGAGATACAAGATATTATTCCACGCAAAGCGAGGGATTCAGGAGTTAAACTATGATGCGTTCAAAGAGATTAAGGTACTACAGCTAAATGTAGACGATGCCTTGAGGTTTGTTCTTCCACCTGACTATGTCAATTGGGTTAGGGTATCACTGTACAAGGATGGATTGATTCGTCCTTTGACTGAGAATATTCAAATCAATAGCTCGAGTGCTTACCTACAGGACAATAACTATAAGATATTATTTGACGAAGACGGAAACGTATTGAAGCCTGAGTTCTCTAACCTTGATATGGATAGGATTACAGGCACACAGAAGAGCATCTACCTTAACGAGGCTAGTCCTTTTCACGGTGCTGAGGGTTATAACTATGATGGGTATTGGTACTTTGACTACGGCATAGGAGCGTTCTATGGCCTTAATACAGAGACGGCTAATGCTAACCCTACCTTCAAGATAGATAAACGCTCAGGCGTAATAAACTTTGACTCCTCTATGTCGGGTGAGTCGTGCATACTAGAGTATGTATCTGATGGTATGGAGAATGGTGCAGACTCATTGGTTCAGGTAAACAAGTTATTTGAGCAGTACATATACTCTTACATTACATATGAGGTTTTAAATTCAAAGCTCAACACGCAGGAGTATGTAATTGCTAGGGCTCGCAGGAAGAAAAGTGCAGAGCTACGCAATGCTAAAATCAGAATAAGTAATATTCACCCCGGAAGATTATTAATGAATCTTCGAGGGCGTGATAAATGGATGAAATAGATGGCTAATACAAAGCGACATTTTATATCGGGCAAAATGAATAAGGGTGTCGATGAAAGACTCGTACCCAATGGAGAATACATTGATGCCTTAAACGTAAGACTTGGTTCTACTGAGCAGTCAGAGATAGGCTCGGTAGAGAACTCAAAGGGTAACACTCAGCTTACAACACTTGAGTTTGACGGCAATCCTTTAAGCAGTAACGCTCGATGTATTGGTGCCTTTGAGGACGGAACCCGTGAGACTATATATTGGTTTATTCATGACCGTAGCTTTACATCAGGAGCTATAAATAAGCTTGACCTTATAGTATCTTTAAATGTAAAGGAGGACATACTAACGTATCACGTAGTAAGTGAGCGTGATGGTAGCACATCTAAAACCACACTAAACTTTAACCCTACATACCTTATTACAGGTATAGATATGGTAGAGGACTTCCTATTCTTTACCGATGACTATAATGCACCTAGGTTTATTGATATCAATAAGAACTATGCCGAGCCATCAGGAGGGGTAGACCAATTCACCGCAGAGGAGTTGCTTGTAATAAAGAAGCCACCTTTAACAGCTCCCACATTTACATTATCAGATACGGGAGGAGATGAGAACTATGTTAAGGATAGGTTCCTGTGCTTTGCTTATAGGTATCGCTATGAGAATAATCAGTATTCAGCAACTTCACCATTTTCAAAACCTGCTTTTGCAAGTGGAGCATTTGATTATAGTGACGCATCACAGCTAAATGAAGGTATGCAGAATATTAATAACGAAATTAATGTAACCTACAACTCAGGAGGACCTTTAGTTAAAGGTATTGATTTAATTTTCAAAGAATCTGAGAGCAATGTTATAAAGGTTGCACGAAAGTTTGATAAAACCGATGAAGGATTTGCGGACAATACTGACTATACTTTTGTTTTTAACTCTAATCAGATATTCACCGTATTGCCTGACTCAGAGCTGCTGAGACTTTTTGACAATGTCCCTAGATTCGCTCAGGCACAGACTGTCATGGGGAATAGATTGGTTTATGGAAACTATGTAGAGGGATATAATTTAAGAGACAAAAATAATAATGCATTAAGGCTAGACTTTGATGCAGATTTAATATCAGAATCAGTAAGCATTGTGCCGCTTTCAGCGGTGGCGTCATCTCATAATTTTACTTTTGATGGCACTGTCGCTGCGGATTCTGTTTTAAGTATAAACCTTCAGGCAATAGAATTAACGAGAGGTTCTGAGATATCAATATCTTTTACATTGGTACACTCATCTTTTAGTAATACAACTCCGCCAAACGGAGTACCAATAGAAGAATCTGTAAGCACTCCTGTATCTTTTACATATCAGCTTCAGCAAGACTTTACCTCTGTAAATGATTTAGCCACTAACCAAGATTTTATAGATAAGGTTGGGACAGCGTTGCCGGGAGGAACAATCCTGCCTGTATATGACCCTACTAATCCTACATCGTGTTCAGGCACTACATTTACGGACAGCTACAATTGTAACATTACAAATGTATTAGATGCCGCATTAGCTACTACTTGGACAAAGTATGTGTCGGGAAGAACGTCTGCTATAACTCCTCCGGGAACTCAAAATAATGGTGAGGGTATACTTATTGGTACTTCTGTGGGTAGTAATATAATTACTTTTACTGTGTTAGCGATGAGGCGGGTCACAGATATTGCAAATCCTAATGCTCTAGCTACACAAAGTGCATATGAATATTTTAACATATCTAGTCCTAACGCAGTATTTAAATCTTCATCATCTTCTTTGAGCTTACATAGTAATAGAAACTATGAGGTAGGAATTATATATATGGATGATTTTGGGAGAGCTAGCACAGCGTTGGTTAGTGAATTTAATTCCGTATACACCCCTTGTGGTATTTCTCATTTAAAGAACAGGATACAAGTAACTATACCCACATATCAGTTAGCACCATCTTTTGCTACAAGATATAAGTTCTGTATTAAACCTGACTTGGAAGGCTATCAGACTATTTATGCAGACGAGTTTTATTTAGATGTAGCAGGGGAGTATGCATATATAAAACTTGAAGGAGAAAACTCTCAAAAAGTAGAGGAGGCCGCTAGACTAATTGTTAAAAGAGACTCTGAGGGATTTGTTTCAAACTGCAGGTCTGTTAAGGTTTTGGAGAAGAAGGCTCAAGGCTCAGGATTTATAACTACCTCCACGGGAGCAACGCCACCCGCAGGAGTTTATATGAAGGTGATGCCTATAGACTTCTCTATTGACCCCACACTTTTTTCAATATTCCCTACAGTCACCCCAACACTTTATACGGTTGAAGGAGGAGACTTTGGGGGGCCTGATTCTATTCCTACAAATGTTTACCATGGATATGGCGGTGGAACAGGAAATGCTTCAGGGGTGCCTCCTTTAACGGGGCCTTTTGGTGTGGATATAGATATTCCTGTAGGTTCAACAGTAGAAATGTTTATGCAGATAAGAAGGAATAGTAATTTTGATGTTAATGACGGCAACCTAACCCCGGTGTCGACTATTAATGCTACATTTTTGCAATTTTTTGATAATATTACAAGTAGTTACACCTCGGTAATAGATTGGTTTACCGCAAACAACATTGACGCAGTTATAAACGCTAATATATTAAATTCAGGAGAAGCAGTTATATCTCAGTTTAATTATGTAGGAGTTGTCACTAGCACCGCAAATAATTATAGCTTAGACTCACAACCTGTGGGTAGTTTTGTTTGGTTTTTAGATACTTCGGGGGGTGCTACTAATGGAGAGATTAGATTTGTTTTTAAAGGTGCCGAGTCATTTGGTGTGCCTCTTGGTAATGAGTCGGGAAAGTCCTACGTATCATCCTACATTAGGATTGTAAGAAATACTAATTTTTTAGTATTTGAGACAGAGCCAAGTGATGCTTTACCTGATGTGTGGTATGAGTCATCAGAGTCTTATGCCATAGACCAAGCAACAGGATTCCATACAGGAAATGTTCGTAATCAATCAGCAGTAAACACAGGCATTGTCAATACAGACTTTGGAAACTGCTATTCTTTTGGTAACGGAGTAGAAAGCTATAGAGTAAGAGACTCCTTAAAAGGTAAAGAGTTTGGAATGGGCGAAAGAGTTTTTAGTACATCGGCAGAGGATTATAAAGAGGCTGATAGATTTGCAGCCCTCACATATAGTGGTGTGTTTAACACAGAGACAAATGTTAATAAGCTAAATGAGTTTAACTTAGGCATCCTTAACTTTAAAAATCTTGAGGAGTCATTTGGTCCTATACAGATAATATCAGGAAGGGAGACAGACATCCTTACACTTCAGGAAGATAAGATATCATACGTACTAACAGGAAAGAATTTATTATCAGATGCTGCTGCAGGTAGTGCAATCACATCAGTCCCTGAGGTTCTTGGAACTCAGATTGCAAGAGTTGAGCAGTATGGTATCAGCTCTAATCCTGAAAGCTTTGTTCAGTATGGATACGATAAGTTCTTTACAGATGCAAAGAGAGGTGCTTTGATACAACTTAGGGGCTCAGGGCAGAACGAGCAGCTAACGGTGTTGTCTGAGTTCGGTATGCGTTCTTGGTTTAGAGATTTATTTTTAGGAGGCTTTGATACTCAAAAGCTTGGAGCATTTGACCCATACATGAATGAGTTTGTATTATCTTCAAATACTAAAAAGCTACCAACAGAACCTGTTGTAGTAAGCTGTGGTGTTCAAAGAAGATTAACAGTTACAGCGGCTTCACCCGTTTCATTTACAGTAAATGTAGGAGACACCGTGGGGACTTGTGAGATATCATATAACATTATATCATTCTCTACTACAGGATTTATAGTGATAGCAGAGGACTATACGGGTACGTCTACGAGTGTCAATACAACAGGTGCAGGAACATTTAACTTTACAAAAAACAGTGTTTCCGATGAGGATGTAGTAATCACGCTTACGCCTGACACTGCTCCTCCGGGAGGTAAACAGGTTGTTGTACTTGATATAACGGTAGGATGTCCGCAAGCACAGCAGATAACTCTTATTGAGGTATGTGTAAGTAGAGACGCACAGGTAGGTGATACTATTCATAATCAGTATCAATGGGCTGAGGGCTCAACATTTGTCTCTCCCCTACACAGTAAGAGGGTAAGGCTTGCACTTGGTGATGGCGATGCGGCAACGGAAGAGGTGAGCGACTATACAGTTATTACTGCTCCACAAGGAGGTGGTATTATACCTAACAATGGGGCTGTACTTTCTATTATTAGTAACAAGAGGTCGTCTGATAGTTTCGTCTTTGGTGGAGGTAATAGGCTGATGTTCCTACGAAGTGCTACTCTATATAATAACACTCCTGCAGACATCACGGCATTACTAGCGGCAGCTACATCGCTTCCTTTAACAGGTGCTACACCGCTAGTTACAGGAACCGTAACACTACCCGCTGTTGGAACTGACCAATATATGTACATTATTTACGATTACTTTACTTAATAGATATGGCAGCATTAACAGGAAACTACACACTAACATATAGCGAATCAGCACAGGGGTTCCCTTCATTCTATTCATATTATCCTGATATGATGATAGGGATGAATAGCTACCTGTACTCATTTAAGGGCGGTAACATATACCGTCATAATACAAATGACCTTCGCAATAACTACTATGGTGTACAGTACAACTCACAGATAACAAGTATATTTAACGAGCAGCCTCTTGAGAATAAGCTGTTCAAGACTATTAATCTTGAGTCTGACTCAGCTTGGGGTGGTACATACACCTCAGACCAACAGACCACAGGTTCAATTGATGCCTCTTACTTTGTAAAGAAGGAAGGGGCTTGGTATGCGTTTATGCGTAACACAGGAGCTACACCTGCAGATGCAGGAGAGTATCCACTCCGCTCATTGAATGGTATAGGGGCTAGCTCAAACACTAACGTGGCAGCACCTGCTGCTGCAGAGATTATCTTTGCTATAGGCACAGACATAGGGAGTATTGTAAGTATAGGAGATACATTGTATTTTATTGCGACTCCTGTTGCCGCTAACTCTACACCCACATTATGTGGTACAATAACAAATATTCAGGTAGACCTACCCGCAGGAATTAATAAGATTATTGTAGATACAACGGCAGGTAGTTTACCTGCAGGAACCACTGATTATTTTATGTTTGCAAAGAATCAGGTTGCTGAATCACATGGTATACTTGGTCACTACTGTAAGTTTGTTTTAACAAATACAGACACCACTGCTACAGAGTTATTTGCAGTAGAGAGCGAGGTGATGAAATCTTTCCCTTAATTTTACTATCTTTGTAAGTAATCAAAGAATATTTACATGGTATTAGCAGCAATTGGATTAGGAGTACAGGCCCTGTCAGGGGTTGGCTCTTTTCTTCAAGCAGGTCAACGACAAAAAGAAATAGATAAGGCCAACGCAGCGGCAAAGAAAGCCGTGGCCGAAGCAAAGAAACAGATAGAGGTCAAACCTTACGAGGCACTAACAGTAAGCGATACTCCATATGAACAGCAACGTGAGAGGACTGCACAACAGGCAGCACAAGTTACTGAGGCAGCAGCCGAGATGGGAGCTGCAGGTATGGGTCGTGTAGGTGCTATAGCTATGGCAGCAAATGAAGCACAGGCTAAAATTCAGGCAGAAAAAACACAAAAACTTGAGGGTATAGAGCTGTTAAAAGCGGGTGATGAGCTGAGGGTGGCTAAAGAGCTAGGTCAGTTGGCTAAAGATGAGGCAGCAGGAGCACAGAAGGCAGAGGCAGACGCACAGGCAGCTAAGACTGCAGCTATCACATCAGGCTTTGGTTCATTAGCAGGTGTTGGTCAGCAGATGGCATCAGTAAATCCGATAACAGGAGAGGCGATGTTTGAGTTGTATGGAGGTAAGAAGAATTCTTCACCAATGAATAATATGTCTGCGCAAGATTCCTATAATATGGCTGAAAAATTTCAGCAAAACAGCAAAGATTATGCTAATAATCCTGCAGTAATGCTTCCATTTATGGGGCTAACAAACTGATAACACATGGCTACATACTATAAATACGCAGAACGAAGTGCAGAGGACTATGTCGATTGGGGAGCCATAGGCAAGACAATGTCAGATACCCTACTCAAGGAGCAGGAGAATCGTGACAAGATGAAGGCTGACATTGATAAGGCCTCAAGAGAATTTGGTGAGACACTTATGAACTCTCCGCAGGGAGAGCATAGGGGTATGAATAAGTGGGCGTTAGAGTATGCCAATAACGCACAGCAGTTTCAGCTGATGCAGCTTAGAAACCTTAAGGCAGGAAAGCTTTCATTAAAAGATTATTTAGTAGGTAGAGAGAATCTCAAGCAGGGTACATCAGATGCCTTTGATATAATGAAGAAGTACAACGACAAGTACGGGGAGTTTATGGAGCGACAGAAGAATGGTGAGAACGCAGGCTTAGAGACGTTCTTACTTGGAGAGGTTGAAGGATTCGGAAACCTAACCTCATCATCTCTATACATCAATCCGGCAGACGGTCAGGTGAGTGCAGGTATGAGAGTGCCTCGTGACCCAAGCAAACCTTACGACCCTCAGACCAATCCTTACACTGCTAAGATGAGTAACAATCCTAGTGACTATAGAACACTCAACTCATTGAACTTTGCTCTCAGTGCTCAGATAGACAAGTACGATGCTGCAGGTGCTGTTGATGGTATCATTGATTCATTTGCTACAGACTATCAGATACTCACTAGAGGAAGCAGAGGAAAGCTTACAACAATAAGTGATGTAAGGCAGATGGGTGAGGATGGTAAGTTATTTACTGACGCATTAGAAAAAAAGATAACTGCAAACTTCGAGAGCAATCCTTACAACGCATTAAGTACATTGCAAGACTTCTTGGTATACGGTCCTGACGGTGAGAAGATTGAGCTCACACGAGACCCTGCAGAGGCCAATGAGCACACACTTCTTTTAGTCGCTAACTCAGAGCAGCCCGATGGTGGTATGCCACAGGCTGACTTCACATCAGAGTCAGGGAAGAAGCTTCTTGACTATATGAAAGAGAAGATGGGAGAGCAGGTACTAGTGGGGTTAAACAGAAAGGTTTCAGCAACACAAGGATTTGCTCCTCCTGCTCCTAAAGGACCTAGCGATAATACGGACAAGGAGGCTACGGATTTTTACAGAAAAATGAGGGAAAGAGTTTTCTTTGATAGGGAACTAACTGATGGAACAACACAAAGGACAATAGGTAGAGACCCGTTATTTAAGTTTGCGGCATTATTTGGAGTACCCGTTACGGAAAACATAATCAAAGATGCCCAAACTTATGACAGGGCAAGGAGAGAGCTTAATTTTACAGGCACAGAAGAAGAGTGGAGAGAGGCAGGAGGAGAAGATAAAACTATACCTACAAAAGTTTATAAAGTTGGCGACCTAACTTTAGAAATAGGTGTGGGTAATACGGAGTTGATGCAAGCTATAGAGTCTCAAATATCAAATGCGGATATAACTACAGGGTATAGAAAAAGAGGTGGAAGCAACTCGATGTCAGGATTTTAAAAAAATAGAATGAACGAAGAAGCATTACAGGTATTGTATGGACTCGCTAAAGGAGATGGCTATACAAAGAGTTATGAAGATTTTAAAGTCCTTATGGGTGGCAATTCAGATGCTGTTCAGCAGATGTATACGTTAGCTAGAGCAGATGGATACACTAAAAACAAATCAGACTTTGATGTATTAGTTGGTTATGCACCTACATCTGCAGGCCCTGAGGCAGTAGAAGACTCATTAAAAAAAAAAGAAGATACGGTATCCGTATCGGAAGATGGTTCATTGGAATCAGCCGAGAAAACTGAACTTACTGACGAACAATCTCAATTTTTAGGAGGTCTTTTTGGCGGTTCTTTTTCACAGGAAGAATTAAAAGAAGGTTTTGAGCCTATGAAGTCTGTAGAGTATACTCGACAAGATGTGTACGAACAACCTGAACGATTTAAGTTTGTTGAGGAAGGTGGCGTTGAGGTGGACCTTGAGGCATCAGACCCTAGTGTTCGTGCTGAAAATATTCAACGATATATAGACAAGCTTGAGGGTGATTTATCCAATGCGCTTCAGGCCGATGTGCCTCCACCTACCACTGAGAGAGAGGTTATGTACGATAGGTTCGGGAATGTAGTATATGACTCATCAATTGGTGATGAGCTGCAAAGAACAGCTAAGCGAATGCGTAATGCTAAAGATGCTGCACCAATACAGGAGGAGATTCAAGACCTTCAACTAAAGCTTGATGGTGCCAAGCTAGGTTTTGGGACTCAGCCGTCATTTAAAGAGGTGTATCAGGAGGCTTATAATCCTGAAACGAAGACCTTAGATAAACAAAAACTTATTGAGATGGGGGTACAAATACCCTTGTTACTTAATGATAACTCTTTTTTATTACGCTTAATGTCTCAAGCAGACAAAAGCACGGCTGCAAGGGACCTATACAACTCTTATGTAGAAGACTACTATAACGACAAGAAGAAGAATGCAGGGTATGTATATTTGAATGGAGAGTTTGTAGACCCTAGCCAACCTATGCCGGGATATGGTTTTGATGCGGCAATTGATGCTGTTAATTTTAATACTATTGTAGGGGCAGAGGAAGAGGAGGCAGTAGAAAAGCTTAACAATATGTTTGAGCAGTACGGTTTTAAATTTCGTCAGGTCGGCTCATCAGACAGGCTTTCGGCTGAAGGTCCTGACGGAAAGCCACTAAGCTTTTTTGGTCGAAGTCAGCTCCCTCTTGACAATTGGACAAATGCTACTGATAAAAAATATGGGTCTGAGCTCCGAAGGGTTTTAGCTAATGCTTACTCAGCGGCAGAGTTATCAGAAGAAAAGATGCTTGAGCAGGCTATGGTTAAGCCATCAGACCCTAGCAAGGCTATTAAAAATGAGGTGATATCAGGAATAGTTGTTAAAGGAGCATCGTGGCAAAAGCAAGCTGTTAAAAGGATTGATAAGGACGCTGAAACATTAAATACCTTAAGTGCATTACTAAGTAGTCAAGAAATACTAATCAATCAAGCTGCGAAGAAAGCTGAAGACTTAAAGAATAGTCAGATGGTTGATGGACTATGGAAAAGTAATGAGGCTGAGCAAGAATACAATAACCTTATAAAGGAGACAAACGATATAGCGGAGGTCTATAAAGCCACATATAAAGCTGCGTTAAAGAAAGAAACCAATCTAAAGTCTGACGTATCTCAGATGCAGAAGTATGAAGGAGATAGAGCTATGATGATGGCTGATATGTGGGACCTTAACAATGTCCCTGCACTTCTAGCTCAGAGTATTGGTGAAGGAGCAGGAGGAATGGTTTCCGGATTCTATGGATTAGCTGATGACGCATTTTCTAATTTAATAAATCTAGCAACAGGATATGATGAAAATGCTATAGGATATCAGACAGATGAAATGAGAAGAGAGCGTAAGGCTAATGTGTCTGAAGAGTTAAGAGGCGGTCTTGGTAGCTTAGCTACAGGAGGTGTGATTACAGACGCTAAAACATCTGAAGAAACAATAGCCGGAGTAAAAGACCAATCATTTTTGCTAGGCACATTAATGGGTGTCGCAGAGTCCTTGCCTGCAATGGTTAGCGGTGGAGGCGTTGTATCTTTTGCAGCTCTTCAGATGGATGGTTTAGCTAGAGAGATGGACAACATTCCTGAGTTTGCAAATATATCTGAGAATGAGAAGTTTCTTATACTTGCTCCTATTGCGACTGTATCAGGTATACTAGAGAACACGGGTTATAGAAACGTACTAAATAAAAGCTCTATTGTAGGTAGGCTAACAGTAGAGGCATTAAAGAAGTTCGGGGCACAGACAGCAAAGGAGGGAACAAAGAGGACATTTAAAGAGATAATTGAGCGTTCAGTTATGAATAAGATAGCTAAAGGAGCTATTCTTTCAGGAGCAGCTTCTTTAGCTGAGATGGAAACTGAAGCGGCTCAACAGATTTCCGAGACCTATATGAAAGAGATTTATGATTTAGTTAAGGGTCAGGACTTTTATAAGCAATCAATAGATATATCAAAGGGCGAGTTTTTTAATATGGAGTTTGCTGAGGAGATAGTTAAGGCAGGTGTTGCAGGAGCTATAGGTGGTGCAGTCATAGGTGCTCCTTCAGCCTATTCAAGTGCCGTTAAAAACAACACGCTACCTGAGATATCAGATGCTGCTTTCAATCTATTTACTATGACCACAACACCCGAGAGTGTTGAGAGAACATTAGCTGTTCAAAGAGCTGCATACAATGCTAAAGTAGGTGTAGAGATTAATCCTGAAACAGGACAGAAATATACACAAAAAGAGGTTGATGATACCTTACTTCAGTATGAGTATCTAATAGGTCAGAAGAATGAAATCAATCCTAATTGGGATGCCAAGTCACAGAAGCAGGTATTGGCTTTGTTGATGCAGAAGAAGAATATTGAGCAGAGTATAGAGGGATTAAACAAGGACACCACTAAAGACCAACAGAGACAGATAGAGATTTTAGAGGAGGACATAGAGGTGATATCATCAGCGGCTAATAAGAACGCTGAGGAGGTTGTGAAAAAAGAATATGCCAAAGCAAAGCAAGAAGGATTCACCGGAACTATTGAGGCATTTAAATTTAGAGAGTCAGTAGAGAAAGCAGCTAAAGAAAAGCAAGCCCCTGTCACAGAGGATGTAGTTGAAGAGACTACCGTAACTGAAGAGGCTCCTGTAACTGAGGAGGAGCGTGCTCAGATGCGTGAGGTATTGGGTGAACCCTTGACACAAGCTATTACTGAGGAAGCACCTGTAGTTGAGCAGGTTACTGAAGAGGTTGTAGAGGAGGCACCTGTAGTTGAGCAGGTTACTGAAGAGGTTGTAGAGGAGGCACCTGTAGTTGAGTCTAATGTTTTAACGCAGGATATTTACAATGAGTTTGTTAATACAGGACAAGTACCTGCACCTATTGTTAATGCTATAGCTCAAAAAGTAAAACAAGCAGAACCACTTAATGAAATGGAGCAAGCGGTGTCTGTAGAGTTTGCACCTGACATAGAGGCTATTCTTATAGAAGACTCAGCAACAGAAGCTGTAGTTGAAGAAACGCCTGTAGTTGAGCAAATAACTGAAGAGGTGGTACAGGAAACACCTGTTAAAGAAGCACCTAAAAGAAAGACAAGAAAGAAGAAAGCTCCTGTTAAGAAAGAAGCTCAGATATCTGAACAGGTACAGAAAGAGATTGATAGGGCTGAAAGGTTAAGGGATAGAATTGTAGCTGATAAAACCAATAGATTATCTAGGACAAAAGGATTTGAACAGAAGGAAGACTTAAGAGATGAGATAAGACAGGACGAAAGAAAGTATAACAATATCATCACTGAGCTTAAGGAAGGTAAGCGTACTAAGTTTCAAGTTAAAGAAACACAAGAAACAAAAACAGATACCTCAAGGTATCAACAGTTTGTATCTGTTCTTAAAAGGTCGTTCCCATCTGTAGAGGTGGTAACTACACAGGCTGAGTTTGCTACACTACTCAAGGAGACCGGGGCTAATGAGCTTATAACAAAAGACCAAAGTGTTTATGGTGCTGTCTACCAAGGCAAGCTATATCTTAACCCATCACTTGAGAACTACAACACACCTATCCATGAGTTCGGTCACGTATGGATGAACGTAGCTAAAGAGGCTAATCCTAAGCTATACGAGAAAGGTATTGGTCTTGTAAAGGGTTCTGAATATGAACAGCAAGTAAAAAACAATCCTGCCTATAAAGATTCTACTGAACAGGAGATATTAGAGGAGGCATTAGCTACAGCTATTGGTGACAAGGGTGAGGCATTTGTCAAAGAATCAAAGAGAAAGAGCTTCAAGGATTGGCTTAGTACACTGTATGGATTTGTTAGAAAGCTTACAGGTATATCTAAGTATACAGCTGAGCAGCTTGATGATATCACACTTGATGAGTTCACACAGGCAGTGGCAGTAGACCTGCTATCAGGTGAGCAGTTATTCGAGGGTGCTGAGATAACAGATATGGGTGATACCCTCCAACTTATGGCTGAGAAGGCTAATGTCAAACCTTCAATGTCTGCTCAGAATATTATAAAGAAAGCTAGGGCTGCTGAGATTCGTGATGCAGTGATTGTGGACTACCTAATGAGTGAGAAGGATTTGACTCGTAAGCAGGCTGTCAGTGCAATCAAGAGAGCGAACAGAGGCAACCTAAAGGATGCGGTTAAGAGGCTGTTCAATAGTGTTGAGGACATTACTGACATCAAAGAGAAGGACGCACAACTTATTAAGGACATACTGAAGTTTGATAGGTCTATTACTAGAGCTGATAAGATGGCTCAGAAAAAAGCTAAAGATGAAATCAAGAGTAGGCTTAAAGCTATACAGAGAAAATCCAAAGGCAAGCTATCTCAGTCACAGCTTCTTGCAGTTACAAATAGATTTGCCAATGTAAATCTATCAAGTGAGAAGTCTATTGATTCATTCGTTGACTATATGCAGAAGGTTTTCTCAGATGTTGATTATGCAGCAAAGATGACAAGCCTAAACAAAAGCATCAAGCAGGCAAAGAAAAACATCAATAGCAAGATTGGTAGAGGAGCAGATGGTTTAGCTTATGAGCTAAGGAGACTGTTAAACATAAGCCCTGCTATTATTCCTGACTCCGTACTTGAGGAATACTCCGACCTTGTTACTTCATTCGGTGAGAGAAAGACTGTGCTTAACTTGAAGGATTCTGCTGAGGTAAAAGAAACAATAGCAAAAATATTTGAGGAGCTATCAGTTCAGAACTCAGAGCTTGGTGAGCTTTCAGAAAGGTTTGAAGCCTTTGAGGATAAAGAGTTTACTAAGACAGGAGCAGTTAGCTTTGCTAAGACAGTTGCTCAGATGCTCAAGGATAAGGTCATAACAGAAGACGAGGCTAAGCTGATGAGAAAGTTTAAGTCAGAGATTATGCCTATTGAAAAAGCAGAGGGCAAGACAGAGGAAGAGAAGCAGAAAGAAATGGAGGAGGAGAAGGAGATTCTAATAAATAATATTAAAAAATCTTCTGTTAATGTTGACCGAATAGAGCTAGCAATTGAGAAAGCTTTAGTAAAAGATTTTGCAAGACTTATAAAGACTGATGCCGTCAATGACTTGAACAATGCACAGCTTAAGAATATTGAGAAGGCTATTGACAATATAAACAATGGGTATGTCACTCACTATGTTCAGTTGGCATCAGAGAACTTGGTATCAATCAACAGGTCTAAGACAGGAGCTGAAGGCATCAGGGATGCTAAGCCACTTGCCGTCAGTACACAGATAGCAAAAATTAAAACGCTGTATAAAGAAGGCTCAGACGCTAATAAGTTTTACAAGCTTATAGAAAGAAATCCTCTGATAAATATTGACATGGTTCTTGGAGATTTTACAAGTAAAAGAATATTTAATTCTGTCCTTGAAGAATCCGCAGAAGCGGTTACGACTTTTAACACGGAGCTAAATAAGGTCTACAACACTATCGAGGATGCAGAGGTACAGCTACAAAAGAAGTTTAAAAACAACGGCAATAAGATATTAGAATCTAAGTATAAGCAGATGGCTTATATGGTGCAGCAAGAGTTTGAATCAAACCCTAACAACTCACAAGTGAGTCCTGCCGCTGAGGTTATAGAGGCTACAATTAAAAAGCTTAGAGACAGTAATCAAAACTATGAGGCAGATATATTACAGGAGATATTAGAAGATTATTCTACAGACGGTCAAATAGATTTAAAGAAAATAGATGATAGTTTTGTTTATGCCGAGCTCAATATGATAAAGACGGTTCAAGATATAAACTCCAAACTAACCGATAAGGCTACATATACAGCCTCAGTTATTAGAGGAGAATCAATAGAGCCTTTGAATGACTACATCCATCAGTCCGTTTTAAATACAGATGGTGTAGCAATGGATGACTCCCGTGCTCTTAGTGAAAACTATATGGAGAACATCAAGCCATCGACTAAAGCCAAGAACCTTATTGAAAGAACAAAGGGAGCTAAGGCTATCAACTTTGATATTACTGCATCTGTTAGGAGAGGAGCTAAGATGACTCTTATGGACTACCATCTAACCGCTCCACTGAGGACCGCTAATAGAACTCTAAATAAGATGGAGGAGCAGCTTGATAATACGGGTCAGCAAAGACAGATATTCTTAGGTGTTAGGGACGCATACAATCAGGCTATAGCTGATGTACTTGAGAATACATTTACAAGCAGTAGTATTGGTGAGCAAATATTTCAGTATGCAGCCAAGCAGGGATATAGGTCTATGCTTGCAAGTGTACCAAGGGTTTTTGGTGAGCTACTTTCTAACTATAGCTTTGCATTAATTAATCCTGTTGAGTTTACTGAAGGAAGTAAACCTAAAAATATGAAGGTTGCTTTTAGTGAGAGAGGGGTTGAGGTAATGAATAACGTAAGGAGTAAGGAGACCGCAAGGATATATGGTGAGGGATTATCCGGTAGATTTGTAGAGACATCTATGATACAAAAGAAGATGGGAATGGCTGCTGACTCAGCAAAGAATCCTGTAGTCAATAGAGTGAACCAAGGTCTTTCATATCTTAAAAAATATCCTAGGGGCGTTGAGTTTGTTGCTGACTTTATGATTACCACCCCGGATAAATTGGTTACAAGACCGATGTGGTTTGGTACATTTGCAACTGAGTTTAAAAAGATTACAGGAGAAGAAGTTAATTTCGATAAGATTGCAGAGAATGATACTGCATATATGGAGAAGTTTGAGAAGGCTATCAATGAAGCGAAGAAAAAAGCAGACTCAAATTCCGTTCTTATTGGTGCAACAGATAATCCATTGCAGGGAATATTAAAGAATAAGAAGAGAGCTTCTGATAAAGCTTCTATAATCAAAACTATAAACAGCTTTATGCAGAGATTCTTATTGTTTGAATACAATGCATTTAGAAAAGGAATGTATGCAGCGATGGGGAGGGGTGATATATCGAGAACCAAAGGTGTTTTACTTATGACTGCTGTATCGGCAAGGATGACTATGTATACACTAATGATACCTATATTAAACTCACTTATGTTTGGTGATGATGATGAGGAAAAAGAAGAAAGTATATATACAAGGGTTTACCGAGCATTACTTTCCACTGCAACAAATTTATTTATTGGAAGAGACTTTGGTGCTATAGTGAAAATGATACAGAACTATTATATTGAATGGGCGAATGAAGAGTATGGAGAAGGTTTAGGTATTAGAGAAGGCGAGTACGACCCGTTCAAGAATCAAGTTCAATTTAATATTATACCTGCTGAAAAGTCTTATAAAGAAACTGATGTAGCTTCAGACATACTTCCTAATTTGCTAGGCCCTTATACACCTCTTGTAAAGTCCCTTATATTTTCAACCAATAAACTTTTCTTTTCTAAGCCAAAGAAAGAAGAGGCTGCTAAAGAAAGACAACGTAGAGAAATAGAAGAGAGAATACCTCTTGAGATTTTAGGTCTGACAGGATTAGTTCCTTTCTATAGAGACTTTAGAAAGAGTTTGAATGAAGATATATACCAAGGACTTAGAGCTAAAAGCAGTGAAGGTAGTAGCAAACGTAAGTCAGGTAGAAAAGGTAGGTCGGGTAGAAAAGGTAGGTCAGGTAGAAAAAATAGATAGTTATGCCATTTAAAAGTAAAGCACAAAGAAGATATATGCACGCATACCTTCCTGATATAGCAAAGGAGTGGGAGGGTTACTCGAATAAGAATCTTCCCGAGAAGGTTAAGAAGAAGAAGTCGAAGATGCGTAAGAGAATGAAAAGCTAAACGTACCTGATGTACTTTAGTTTCTTCTGCTTGTCGTAGTAAGCCATTAGCTCTGCGTCATTGTAGGCTCCCTCTCTTGGTGGTCTACCTCCCCATCTTACACTACCAACCAACTCATCAATCTTACCGTAGATAATCCCGTCATCACAGGCCCATATCATCACAGGGTTTAACCTCTTGGCTGATAATTTAACAATTTTTTGCAAGGCGACAGGCAACGGATATGCAGTAGCCATAGTCCTCAATCTACCCTTCACCTCTACGTACGCTATAAGCTTCTCAGATTTATCAAATACCCTGTAGTCTACATCGTGTGGTCCAAGCTTCTTAAACGAGCCCTTAAACACATTAACGAAGGTCTCCATAGCCTTTCGTTCTCTCTCTAAATCTTTCTTAGATTCAAACCTCATTTGATAATGGTATGTAGGCATAGATAGGATAGCCATCTCCCTTACTGCCTGCAATGTTATAATCAAAATGTTCCTGAGCCTCGAGCTCATCCATTCCTTCCTCGGTAACTAGTCTGTCTAGTATCTTATTGGCATCCATTATCAGTACGTTACTCTCATACTCAAGACCCACCACACAGTCCTCATATCCTGTAGGGTATAGGTAGTTATCATCCGGGAAGTCTTCTAGTATCTGCTCTAGTATGTTATTTGGTTTTGTCATTTTGATTGTCGTGTTTCTCAGCGTGGCATCTTGAACAGAGTACCGTGCATTTGTTTATTTCAGCTATTATTTTTTCTTGTGAGTATCCAATGAATACCCCTTCACTTACATTAAATTCTTTATCATCGTTATGGTGATGGAACTCAAGAGCACGATGAGAGAAGTTATCGTGTGTTTCCTTTGAGTAGCCACAGGAGCTACACGCTAGCGACTCCTTGTATCTCTTAAGCCAATCAGACTTCCTGTCTCTGTAATGTTTCTTTACTAGCCTATAGCAGTCCCTACATTTTTTTCTCCGGTATCTCTTACCTTTCTTTGTACCTGCACTGTGGTAGTCTGTGATTGGTCTCTCCTCTCCACAGATGCTACACACCCTAGTCTCTTCCATTATTTTTTATAGACTCCTTTAGATTATTAAGGCAATCTATAAGACTCGACAAGGTTTCACCTGCATCCCTATACTCACCATCCATGAGGTGCTCATACAGACAGTTTGATTGGTCGTGAATCTCGTCCATCACAAAGTTGATGTGGATGATTCGTTCCCTGTCTGTGTGCTCTAGCCTCATTATAATTTTTAATCAGGATGAAACCTATATACCATTCAGCATTGTGTTAAGTTTCTTTTGAAAGGATTTGACATTCTTATAACTGACTCTCTCTCTTATTGTTTTTACAATATCATCATACCTTTCATACTCCTGTAGTTGCGAATGTAAATATTTATTTTCTCTTTTCAAAGCGTTATTTATAATTTTAAGCTCTAGCACCTCTGACTTTAGGTTGTTAATACTGCAGCTAACAAACTCCTCAACGCTCTCTTCTTGTAGTTCATACGTAGTTACATCGTAGTCAATCTTTTCGTCCATATCTTTTAGATATTGGCGACACTCATTGTAGTATTCTCTGAACAGCTTGTCGTGACTGTAGTATATCTCAAACATCTTAAGGCTGTGAATAACTGTAGCGTGATGCATACCTATTGCTAAGCCAATGTTTATTTTGGTATACCCCTCGTCAAGCATTATCTTACAGAAGATACTCCGAGCATATATGTACGGAGTAAGCCTTCTTTTTTTCTTTATATCTATATTGAAGTATCCATTCAATATAGCAATGAGCTTACTCTCTATATGCATATTCCTTTTAATTGTTTTTGTGGTTTCTACTAAGTGCATTGTGTTAATATCTTTTTATCATTAATGTAATCCAAGTATGTGTCGCAGTCTGTCTCAGAGATTTCTAAAAATAAAGTAACCTCTCCCTCCTGCTTCATATAGGTAAGCTCAAAGAACATAGGCTCACCCTCTCTTACTATACCTCCCACCATCTGCGTCTGTCCATTCCTTACAGGGAGACATCCTTCAAATGTATCCATCTGTGATAGAATCTCCTCTGTCTGATTCTTTTCAAACTCGGCTAGTGCCATAAACATAGACCCGTTTATCTCGTAGTCTACCCAATCATCCTCTAAATATTTCTGTTCTAAATCCATAATCTTTTAATTCTTTTAGTCTGTACTCCTGTAACTTTGATGCCTTTCCCTTAGGCCCTTTTATTTCTGAGAATAACACATTGCAGTTAGGGGGTATTGCTATCAGGTCAGGTATGCCATTCTTGTTGGTCTTTACTAGCTTGATAACGTAGTACCCCTCAGATTCAAGTTGCTTAATTCTTTTAGATTGGATTTGTTGCTCTGTCATCCTAACAAATTTACAAAATCCTTTTTAAAATAATTTACTGTATACGTCTTCTTCTTTGATACTGCTTTGTATATATCATCCTCTATCCCACGCTCACTGAATATCCAATAGACATCACTCTCTAGTCTATCCCTTGTTGTCATTCTGTCACGACTCTGCCAATAGCTTGTCGCACTGAAGTCAATGTTGTAGTAGACCAATGCATCTGCCTGCCTCAATGATATCCCTTCCCTGCCGGATACTATCTGTAGTGCGATAGATTTATCTGTGCTCTCAAACTCGCTCAGCTCTGTTGTTATGCCGTCTCCGTAGGCTTCTTTGATTGCCTTGAGCTCTGCTGTGAACTTATAGAATATCCCTATCTTCTTTCCCTTGAACCTCTCCTTAATGAAGTTCGCTTTAGTCATATCAATAACCATGCTATTACCCGACTCAAACTTTACTGTGCCTGAGTATATCTGATGTAGCTTCATCATCAGCTTTACTGCCGTGTCAGCTAGTATTACCTCATCCTTTCCCTCAACCACTAGGTCCTTGCTTAGTCTCTTTGCTAGGGCATACGTCTTGTCCTCTAGTGTTACCCTAAGTATATGCTCCCTTGTATCTACCTCGAAGCCTGCCTCCTTCTGTGAGTAGTTTATGGTGTAGTGAGACATTGCCTTGGTGATACTATCAAGTCCGTGGCTATAGTCATTGATAAAGTTTCCGTTTATCTTTCTCTGCTTTACCTTCACCCAATCATTAGCAAACTTATAGAAGCTTGAGTATCTACTGAATGGGTTGTTACGTATCGCATACACCTGATGATACATCTGTGAGTATGACTCGGGTGTCGGTGTGCCTGACATCAGTATGACATAGGGGTCGTGTCTTTGTATGAGATTCTTTACATCTTTGGCTCTCTTGCTTGGCTTCGGGAAAGCTCCCATCGAGTGTGCCTCATCACATATTATTACGTCCCATCTTATGTTTGGTATCTTATGCATCGACTCATAGTTGATTGTAAAGAGACAGTAGTTGGACGGGCATAGCATATCGAAGTCATCCATGATACTTGACATGGCCTTCTTCTTGGTTAAGAACAATACGTTTTCAACATTGAGTTGTTCACAAATACCTAGGCTTGTCAATGTCTTACCTGTTCGTACCTCCATCGCAAGATACAAGAAGCCATATGAAAACAGCATCTCCGTACCCTTGGTTATTATATCCTTCTGATAATCTCTAAACTCTACCATAGTGTTAGTTATTAAATGTAAACTTATAGTTAGTCTTAGTGCTGTCCTCTATGTGGTTCATTGTCACTATGTATTGTCCACTCTCCTTTATCACCTTGATAAACTCATCGTACTCTGCACCCTCAAAGTATATCATACCATCAAAACAAAAAGCCTCGACAGACCTTAGCTCTCCTGACGGTTGCTTGATGATAGCCCATTGGAATGTATCCCACTTCCACTTCTCCTCCTCTAGTTTACCGAAGGGGTACACTGTAATGATAAAGGTTTTGTCGACAAGGTCGTGTTCCAAGAAGTAGGTACAGGTCTTGTTGGTTTTTTTACCACGACTGAACTTTCCTACAGATGTTTGATGTAAGAATATCTCACCTGTCTCTACGCCATTCTCATCGACATAGTCTCCCACGTCCCATTGAGAGTGGGCTGTTACTGATAGCATCAATGATGCAAATAAAAATAATTGTTTCATTGTGTTTGATTTAATTCATTAGTTTATACTGCGGGTCCACCTCGGGAGCCTTCTTTATTATTATCCATCGACCTGTTGAGTCTCGGCCCTCCTCAGGCTTGAGGCCCTCCTTAAACAAAGAGTATGCCACAAGCCACTGATAGAACTTTGTCCTTGAGATTGTCATCTTCGCCTTGGGTCCGTAGTCAGGATACTCCTGTACAAAATCAAAGTACAGGTCCTGCTTATATAACTTAACACCCGGTATCAGATTCCTATTCTCACCCTGCCCATGCAACAGACCACACCACTCAATGAAGTCATGCGTTGTCTCTGCAGATAGCTGACGAACCTTTAGGTTTACAAAGGCAGACTTGCGTAGCCCCTTCTTCAGATACATCTGAAGGCATCCTATCATGTAGTTGTCAAAGTAGCACCACTCCTCATCACTCCAATCTCCAAACATCAGCTTACCAAACTCATCCAATGGGGTGTAGTTCTTGGTGTAGTGCTGATGCAGTTCCAACTCCCACTTCCTCCTAGCAAAGCTATTACCTGCACCCTTGATGGCATAGTTAGTTGTGATTGCAATCTTGGGTGACTTACTGAATGGTATCTTGATAGCATCCTTGTTCTTCTTCTCTAGTGTCAGACCCTCTGTGACTACGCTAAACAATCGCTCGAAGTCAAAGTGTTTCTTCACGTCATCGAACACAAGTATCTGTGTGTCAGCACTTACAAGCTGATAAGCAAACGACCTCTCGAAAGCAAACGACTTGCCATCAATCGTCACTACCTTCTTCATCTTTGATAGTGCGTTCATAAATATCCCCTTGCCTGTACCTCCCTCGGGGTTGTCTGATATCACCTCATCATTGAGGATTACAGCAGGGCAGTACGATAGGTTCTTGTGTGCGTGAAGTAGGAATCCAATCGTAGACTCCATACTATCTACCCTAGACTCATGACCTGCACAGATGTTTGCTATGAACTTACGATACACACTATCGCTACCATCACATATCTTGAACACCCTATCAATGACGTGGTCCTTCCATACATACCCACCGAGGTCCAAGTAATCTATCGGTGTGACCTCTCCCTTTGTCACACGAACAGCACAGTTCTTGTAGTATAGGTATGCCGTGTCCTTGGTATCCTCGATGAAGTATATATCTATTGTAGATAGCAGTGTCAAGAAGTCCTCTCTGAACAATCTTGTTTGGTCTGCGAAGTAGTTGTATATGGACATATCATCCAAGTCAATGACGTGGTTTAGTATGAAGTCCTTAATCTCTTTCTCTGATGTGTGGTCGATGAGGTTGTTAGTAACCTTTACAAAGACATAGTTCTTGCTACCCTCGGGACAATACTTGTAGAACCCATTGTCCTCCAAGAAGTCCTTGAATAATATGTGAACAATCTTTATCGTACCCTTGTCGTTCTTTGACCAAAATACCTGCTTGGATTCATCATCTGCAATCCGATTCATTACTGAGTCTATAGTCCCACCATCTAAGTCTGACTCCTCTAACTGATGGCGTACCTCTTTTTTTGATACACCCCTCCGTAGACTCTGCTTGATTGTATTGATAGCCTCCTCGTCCTCGTAATACTTAGTCCCAAAGTTCTGCGTGTTTCTATATGCCGAGTCAATCGTTCTTGATATCTCCTCCAATGAGAAGTCCTCATTGACAAACTGATTGAGTACATATCCTGCAAGGCTCTTGTTTATTCCATAGTCATTGAATGCCATAGCCAATACGTACACGTTCTGATTTCTCTGTCCCTCAATCATCGGATACTTCTTTGTCCACCACTTGACTAGGATGTCCACCACCTTGTTCTCGTCTGTGATTGGTATCGTTGGTGCATCTCGGTGTGCTACATACTCCTTGTACTCCACCTCCTCAATGGTGTCCCATATAGATGAGTTCTCATTGATAAATATTAGTGGGTCATAGCTCTCGTAACATACACGACTAAGATTCTTACAGGTCTTGTCGAAGTAGTCTGAGTTGTAATGATTCTCTAGTGAGTTGAAATAGTTTACGTGGTTGTCCACATCCTGTGGTATCTTAACCAATACCTTTAGTCCATTCCCCGATGGAGATATGAATACAGAGTAGGTGTACTTGTCCTTACTGATAGACTCCTTGTCTTGCAGTAGGTCCTTCTGCTTCTCATAACCATCGAAGTCCAAGCATATCAATCCACTATGCTCAATGATTGATGAGTCGTTCCTCTTGTTGAATGTACCACTGAAGCATACTGCAGGTAGGTTCTTCTTAATCTCGTTCCTCTCTGACTTGTTCTTCTCTGCTCGTATCTTCTTAACAAGCTCCTTGGATGAGCCGTCCTTTACTCTCTCAAGAATTTTATCTACTCCACGGTAGAAAGGAGTCTCTGTCTCCCTAATGTTTTTGAATATTGTGATGTTTGATGTCATAACTGTGTCGATTTTATGTCGATTTTAATTTCTTAACTGTCTGATTATCAGAGGTAGTGTCGATAATGTCGATTTTCTTTTCCTATCGTAGATAAAATAAAAAATAAAAAAAAAGAATACTATATACTCTATATATAGAGAAACTTTTTCGACATTCGACACACTTGATTGGTAGAAAAAGGGGAGTATCCTCCCCTTTGATTAACCAATAAACACTAGTCTTAGAAGGGTAGTCCTTCCTCCTTAGCTTCTTTCTTAGGTGTGGCATCCTCGGTCTTTGCTTCGTAGGTATCTAGCTCTACGTAGTAGTTTCCACTTCGTGCTTGGTTCACATTGAAATTAATCCAACCGTTCTTCATGTGTTCCTTAACGAATGCCATAGCATCGTCCACCTTAAGTGATAGTCTCCCCACTACAAACTCGGGGGCATTGTCTCTTCTCTTAAAAGAGAATCCATTAGCAAAAATTTTCTCGTCTTGTGACATAATAAAAATTTAGTTTCTCCGATGATGATTTAAAAGCATACCCATGACACATCGGAAACATCATGCGTATACTATCTATGTTATATCTCTTCCTTCACGTAGAAGTTCTGTATGTCTATGGTAGATTCCTCAGAGAAGAACTTATTGTACACCTCTATTGCTCGGTGCATCTTCTCCTTTCCTCTTGCATAGAAGTCCTCGTTACCCGTGAACATTCCCATACGTCCTGTCTTCTTCTCTATTACCAAGAACATCATCGGCTTACCGAATAGCAGTTGGTATATGTAGGCTTGACTATCGTAGTTGTACTTCCTTGCGTTCCACTTGAAGTCGTCAATGCTTGACGTTGTCTTAAGGTCTACGACATAATCTTTTCCAACGATGTCTGCCTTTCCTTTCCACTGTGTAAGGCTTTCTCCACACTTGTAAGTAACTATATTGGGTTGCTCAAATGTATTTCCCTTTGCGTGTATCAGCTCAAAGAAATCAAGGTTGCCCTTCATCTTATCCACCAATCCCTCTATGGTCTCTTTCTCTGTGCGTAGCAGTGCTACCTCCTTACCTGTCTCCTCAATGAACTCCTTGTATGTCTTGGTGTTGCGTGATGCAGCGTCTACCCACACCACGTCCTTAGCCTTCTCGGGTTCAAGAATCAACTGATGGAAGTACCTTCCCTCTGCAAAGTTCTTGTTGTCGGGACGTGATACCCCGAACTGCTCGGGGTCTTTGAGTAGTGTGCCGATGTCTGAGTTCGATAGGTACTGCTTACCAATACCCTTATAATACTGCGTGTCATCTCGCAGTAGAGTTATTACATTCTCATCCATAGCCTATGATTTTAAAGCGTCTGCAATCTGCTTCTCTTGTTTCTTATTCACGTTATACTTCTGCTCTATGTTAGCTATCAACTGCTTGAGTCCAAGCTGTTTGTTCTCCTTGACGTAGTTAAGCATATCAAACATCTTGTCATCGGGTATGTCTGTAAGTGTTACGTTCTTCTTATTTGGTGTAGGCTTCTTCTTTGGTGTAGCCTTGACTTCTTCTTCGGGTACGTCCTCTCCTGTCCATAGCGACAAGCCTAGTCCATGCATTGCAATAGCCTTAGTCGTTGCTCTTTGAATGGTCTTGTTCACGTCAGTAGATGTTAGCTTGTCTACTGATATGGCATTGTTTCTAAAATCCATAACGGGAAGCATATCAATATGCTCTACATCATTGACTATGATACCTACCTTTACCCATGCAGTCCTTCCATCCGTAAAGAAATTAAATCCTGTGTGGTCGTGTTCGTATATCACTCGTTGTGCATCGGGATAGTTCTGCTTGAGCAAATGCCATGCATTTGCCCACGATAGATAGTCTAGTCCTCCCTTCTTCTCTACCTTATCCCTTACGTTGATTGTTGATAGTGTCTTGTAACTTGATTGTGCTTTGCTCATTGTTATTTAATTTAATTAATAATTGATTTACTTTACTATAATTCTTAAGGACAAGCTCCCTCTCCTCTCTCAATGCGAGAAGGGTTCTCTTCCTTTTTCTGTTGTTTACTTCACTTTTGATTTCCTCATTGAGCCTTTCGACTCGGTCCTTATGTGATGATAAAGATAGTACATATATACCATATAACCAACCC